TTTTTTTTTTTTTTTTTTTTTTTTTTTTTTTTTTTTTTTTTTTTCGTAAAAAAGCAATTTGCTTCTGACATTGTCAGTATACACCATGTGTAAGTGAATTGTGCATTCCTCTGGGTAATAATGACCAGAGAAGAATAACTAGCATAACTTAATTGAATACTAGTTAAGCCCGTTAATAACGAACTGGAAGAAAAGTTTCGATTCGAAACGATTCCTACACTATTAGTGTAGACGTGGGTAACTAAGCCTCATATTCGGGCCGTATTGCAAGAACCGGAGATCATCCAGATCGAGCTTTACGAAAAGCCCCAATTTGAGAGCAAATTGGTATCCCACGTCATTCATATCCTTAAAACCATGTTCTAAGGGTAATGGATTCCCTGATTCACTGAACCAGCCGGAAGTTTCGAGGGACCCAACGGTCTTCCTCCAAAACTTCTCGATAGATCTTTGATACTTCGAGAAGCTCAACTGGACACCTGTAGTACAGGGATCCAGGAATAATTGACTAAACGTACCGATTCGGTCTATATAGTCAATCACACGTGTCACTGGCACGAGCCCTAATTGGCTTTCGGCTAAATTAACCACAACCTTATTAATAGGTTGGCCACTATAGGGCGAGTATGGAATTTCCACACCAGCCTGTTTAAGTTCAGCCATCACTCGACCCCTGGGGAAGAGTGCTCCCCTTGAATCAAGAGGAGTATCCTTACTGGCGAATTTATAACCGGTTAACCAGTTACTAACTGATTCCGGGTCAACAGTGTTAGGAACACCTTTCTTGACCCGTTCACCGATACGTGAGAATCTAACGTACCAGGCAAGAAATTGGGGATACTCTAAGTTGAGCACCCAACGAAAGAACCTCAAATTGAAGTTACAATCATGCTGAAATTCAGCCCAATCACGACCGGGATAACTTATCCCAGTCAGGTTAGTGGGTAATTCCCACGGGTAATGCCGCATCGGCAAAAACCTTTTTTCCAAGAGCACTTTACGAAAAGTATCTTGGTATGCTGCTCGACAAAACTCTCGTACCATTGGATTGGGGTTCCAAGATGCATATTTTTGCACTTGTCCACCCTTCGAGAGTACCGCACTGCGGTTGTCTTGATGCAGACGTGTCATCCTGGTCAGTAACCGGATTTTGACACAATCGACAAATTCCAATACTCTATTGGGTTGATAGTCGATCCATGCTAAATCCTCACAGAGGAGAAGCATGTTATGACTTTTTAAGTCTTTGCCCGGTGAAAACACCAGGCCGATGCGCCCAACCAGATTCCGGTGGACAGCATCAAATGCATTGTCAGCAACGACACATGCATCATCGCCGACTATTTGCGCATAATATGTCAAGTCGACGACGGACGGCTCAACGACCAGTGGTCGATGGACGTTCAATTGGTTACGAACCACATAACCGGACAGACAAATTGTCAATAAATTAACCAAAGTAAGGTTCATGAATGAGAAGGGTTCACCCATTAGGGAACCTCTCTCCTGAACCCAAGGCTGTGGTATTGCGTCAATGACGCCCTTTGGGCAGCCCTTGGCTGGCTCAAAGACTCGTTTGGCAAAGACAAGGTCCCAACAAACGAATAGTGGATGATCCCATTCTAGGGCTTGGCCCTGGATGAAACCAGTCCACATTTCTCGGATTAACTCCAAGGGTATGTAATCTGTGGCGGCTTTGAAGTCGGAATTAATAAGAAGATACTTCTTATTACTGGCTTCCATTGGAAGCTTAAGCCTCTTGATGAAGTTCCACAATATATGTGGTTCCTCAAATCCAATTTTAACTCGTGGATCATGGTGAAACACCGGTTCCACAAGCTGCCTAATGCATTGCAAAAGGAAATTGGCGGAGGCAAGACCAATGGTCAACGGTCGGGCTTTATTGCCCGGCTCGCCAAGTACAATATACTTGGATGGTAATGTACCAGTGACTTCCAGTTTCCGTAATTTACGGTCCAACCACAAGGGAAAACCAACATGATTATCAGTAGTACCGATAAAAATGTGAGGTTCGTCTGCAAATGTTGCGATGCCTCGAGTTAATAACTCACCAATACAATATTGTTCCGTGAACATTGAAATATTAGTATTGAGCAGTGTGTCTACTAGACCAGGTACTGCTTTCTGCTCAATGGGACTTTCCCGTGGCCAGAAGAAGAACGAATCGATCTTCCCAGCAATATCCGGCTCCTTCTTAGAAGCCAGATAGTTAGCCAAAATGGCTCGAAAAATGATCGTGCTACCATGTGCATCATCGACCAATTTACCATTGGTGGTCTCAAATATGAGTGCCGTCCGACCATAACAATCGTATAGTCGGACCAATGATGCGGGACACTGTCCCCCACTAGGATCCATGATCCCAATTGGTGGTCGTAGCCGACCAAAAGACGGCAAGAAATCCATGATTTCTTGCGCTTGAGTAAGAATCTTACTGAATTTTCGTTGAGTCAACGAAATATTCCTCATTTCGGAAATTCCGACAGGTCCCCCCGGGTAGTCCAATCGTGATGCGCTCAGACCATATATTTGGAATGGGCTTTTAGGATTCCTAACATCACGTAGACATTGATCCATCATCAACATAACGTTGGGACAGATCTCCCCGGCTTTCCCACCGCCCTCGCGAGGGACAAGGTAGGAGCCTGATTTACTGATACTACTATGGGTAGTACGACCAATTTTGGGAAGCTTCTTCCCCAATTGGTAAGCAGCGTCATGATACATGTCTAATGTACGCTGGTCAACAAATGCTGGTTCCATGAGAATCCGCATTTGTTCAATTCCTGCATTGGTGAGAGTCTCACCAAAAGCAGGCGGTAGGGCGCGTCCAAAGGATCGCACCTGACCAAGCGCTGTAAAAAGGCGCCGATCAACATGGTTGATATCTATATCAGATAATTCTGATAAACAACCGCCGAACCATATTAGGCGGTTGATCTTCCTCCGGTGATCATATCCCGGAAATTCCGGTAGTGGCTTGGGTTTGACATTGTCAGGATAACCCGCTGCATACCAGCCCGCCCATGCGGCGAGAACCTTGAGACTGCTAATAGCACGCTCAAGATTAGGTAGGGACACTATCCCTCTCCGTTTTCCCTCCACGATAACATACTTAATGTTACAATGTAACAGAGAGTAGTTAATCCAAAAGAGCTTAAAACGCTCCCACACAAGGAGAATCTCCTTGTCCGACTGGGCTGACGTCGCTATTAGCGGATTTGTCACCACAGTGTAGCCAATGGCTTGAATGGAAAGCTCGATACGGTCCCATTGGTCCCGATCGAGGTGTAATAAACACCGTACTTTCCGCTCTAAATTACGTGGATATGATCGACGTAATTCGGCAATAAGCGGGGAAGTTAATAACTTCCGTCGGCCCCCTGGGCCCCGTAAAGGCTTCGAAAGAAGCCGTTGCCCTTCTCCATTGACATTCTGGAATCCAAAATGTAGAATGGAACGTACACTAGTACGTAAGGCTGAGGTCTCATAGACCTGGCATTCCACATTATTCACGGTCATATTGGCCGGTGCG